CTGAAATAGTTGGTGATTTAGAAATAAAACCAAGTGGTTCTACAGGAGTAATGCAAAAAGAAATACGGTCACAGCGTCTAACAGCGTTGTTGCAAACTGTAGCTAATCCTATGTTAGCACCATTTATTAAGTTGCCTAACCTTATAAAAGAGTTAGCAATATCACAAGACATTGATCCTGATAAGATGGTCAATGACGTAAACGAAGCACAAATATATGCACAAATGTTACAAGGACTAGCCAATGCTCAACAAGCAACAAGCGAAAACAATAGCCCCACTGGTCAACAACCCCCAAATGTGGGAAATACTGGAAGCGTACCTAACAGAACTGAAGGAGTTAGTGGTGGGGGGAATGATGGTAGCCCAATCGGAGTCGGAACTACGCCAACTGCAGGGGAAGCTGGCTTTACTGGAAACGCTCCTGAAGTTGAAACATAATCATAAGGAAGTAGTAAAAAATGGCTGAACCTAAAGAAATAACTAAAGATGAATATCAACAAGGTTTTATAGATTTCTATCAACCATTCAATATTGTAGACCCTACTATTACAACTCCAGTTGATCCTTTACCTGATCTTGGAGAAGTTACAGGTATTAGCACTACTGTAGATAAACCATATATAGATGTTAACATTAATAAAATAAATGATCCAAACTCGCAAGAAAAGAATAAAAATCATTTTAATATTTTAAGTGGCACATCATTTAGTTCTAGCGATATAAAATATAACACAATAAATGATATGACAAAATCTTTAAATTTAGATAAAACTGGACCTATGTCAGCAGAAAAAGTATTGTTAGCAGGACCATCATCCTTAATGGGTTTTGCTGCCAGTGGTGATTATGGTTTTGGAGAAAGACTTGAAGGTCCTACTGGTGCTAGTGTATTTTCTGCAGGAAAAATTAGTGAAGTAGCTTTGGATAGACATATGCAAAATTTTTCAGCTACAAAAGACGCTTACACTGAATTAAAAAACCAATTAAGCACTGGTTCTGTAGGTTCTGCTACAGAATATTTTAAAATTGCAGGTACTGATATGGGATTTGCTGCAGTTATAGGGGGCATGCACTTTTCACGTAGTCCAAATGTAGGTAGATATGATGGACACTTTGGTCATTTACATTCAAATGCTGCTACTGCACATAATATGTTAAAATCAATGGAAGCTTTGTCAAAAGGATTAGATCCTAGAGGTGGTGGTGGACTATCAGGATACCAGATAGGTAGTGGTGCAGACAACTCTGATAATCGTGGAGCATCAGATGCAAGACTTAGTAATAATATGGGAGCAATAACAGAAGACGGTTATTACACTTATGTAAGTGGAGCAGACTTAGGACACACAAAAAGTAAATTATATGGTGGTAACTTATCAAGAACATTGGCTGATCAATTAAGAGCAACAGGTAAATATGGAGCGTTTACAGAAGCAGATATGGTAGCGGCAATGGCCGCAGCTAGAAAAAAAGGTTCTAAAGGATTTACTGCCGAAATGTCAAAATATTTATTACCTAAAAAATCAGTTGATTCAATAGCTGTCAGTCAAGATAATAGTCAAATATATAAGTGGGAAGAAGAAGCAACTACAGATGCTCTAGGAAATAAAGTTAATCTTAAAACTTTATCTGCAGTAACCTCACTTCCAGTAAGTGATGTTGCAGGTCAGGGTATAACTGGACCTATGCCTACCAAACCTGTGCCAGCATCAACATTTAAAAGTAAAATTACTTTTCCAGATGAAACTGATGATGTAGGGGGTACACAGTATAGCACAGTTGTAGTTCGTAAGCCTGAAAAAAATATTAAACCAGCTACTGTAACTCAAGAAGACATTAGAAAACAAGATGCACGAAGAGAAGAAGCTGAAAAAAACAGAGCAAAAGCTAGAGAAGAACAAAGAGTAAAAGATGTACTAGCAGATCGTAGTAGAGGAATACAAAGAGGATTTAACACAGGTGGATCTATAGGAAATTTAGCTAATATGTTGCGAACTGCTCGTTTAGGATATAATCAAGGTGGAGCAGTGCAATCAGGATACTATGGTTATCAAGAAGGTGGCGAAATAAACATGCAGGAAATAGGTTTTGTAAATGGTAAAACCCCTGATCAAGTTACAGAAGCACAGACAGTTGCAGATACAGAACCTATGACTGTTGAAGAGGGTGACTTTGTAATTAACGCTGCTGCAGTAGAATTAATTGGTGTAGATACTATCGTGGGATTGGTATCAGATGCTTTACAAAAAGCTTCTGAAGAAGGGGTGAGTATTGTTGACATCCCTGTCGATATTGATTCAGATCAAATGGTAGATGTTCTTGTATCAGAAGGTGAATTTATTGTGCCTAGAGAACTTATACCTTTCATAGAAGGTGGTATGGAAACATTAGAAAGAATTAACGATCAGGGTAAACCTGAGGTTGACAATAGAATAGCAGAAAATCAAATGATGCTACAAAATGATATGGCTATGCAGGAAGAGCCAGTAGAACCTCAAATGCCCCCTGAAGATGTAGGAAATATCCCTCCTGTCCAACAGCTTGAAGTGCAGTTAGACGCAGATAAGGGATTTGTATAGAGTTTACGCTAGGCTACTTGCAATAACGCACCCCCTAGCAACCGAGCAGCCACCCATAAGCCATGTGGCACTGCTAAAACTAAGGAGAAAAATATGGCAAAAAAGCAGAAAGGTCATCGAGCCAACAAACCAAATGATTCCTTTGGAACTATTAACAATGACAATCTTTACAAGAATAAATATCGTGAAGAGGTTGACAAAGATGATGATGATGAAGTAAAAGCTACAGAAGATACTGGCCCTGTTGAATCAGAAGAAACAACAGCTACCCAAGAACAATCAAGTGATAGTTTTGCTCAAAAGAAAACAGCAGAAGTTGATTACAAAAAAAGGTATGACGACTTAAAACGACATTATGACCAAAAGGTAGCAGAGTTTAAAGAAGCTACACAGAGGGTAGAGTCTAAGAAACAAACTATTGAAGAAACTGGAAACATGGAAGTATTTCGTAGTAAGTATCCAGACGTATATAATGCAGTTGAACAATTATCAACAGCTAAAGCAGAAGATAAAATCGCATCTTTAAAAGAAGAGATAGAA